TGGCCGCGCGCCGCGCGGCGCTGGGGGGGGAGCGCGAGGCGGGCCGGGGCCCTCCCCCCCCCCGCCGAGCTGGGCCTGCGCCAAGGCCTCCTTCGTGGCGTAGGTGCTCTCAGCGTCAGCGGCGGTCAGATAGCCCGACAGGGACTCCTTGGTGGCGTAGGTGCCGGCGACGGCCGCGGTGGTCGCGTACTGGGCCAGCTCGGCCTTCGTGGCAGCGGCCGAGGCGACTCCGGAGACGCTGTCGATGCGCTGACCGAGCGCGCCGTCGGCGGCCTGCACCTCAGCCTTCGTGGCGTAGCCAGACAGGTCGGGCGCCGCCGGGACCTGGGGGATGGACTGCTTGACGGCCTCCACCTCGGCCTTCGTGGCGTAGGTTGAGGCTGCCGTGGTCGAGGGGAGCGCGGCCCCGGCCGTAGCCTCGACGGCGTCGATCCTGCCGCTCAGGGCGGCGTCGCCCTGAGTGACCTCGGACTTGGTCGCCAGGCCGGCCGCCTCACTCTTAGTCAGGAACCGCTGGTCAGCGCCCTCGCGGCTGTACCATGTGAGATCTGCCATAGCCGTCTACCTCCAGGTGAGTACCCCATTGCCTAGGTCTATGACGTTAGACCTATTGATAGCCTCAAGGATACCGGGCTGTCCCGCATTGCGGACACCACGGGGGTCAGGATCCGGCGAGGGTGCGGGGCCCGGGCCCGGGGACGGGGGCCGGGGGGCCGCCGTAAGGAGGTCGGCGATGTTAAGCACGTCACCGTCGGCCAGGGTCCGAGTTGTCAGGACATGGGCACCCAGGTCCCCCGGGATATTGAGATCTATCTCATAGTTCCCGGGGGAGATAGTGACCGTCCGGCCGGCCGGGCCTACTAGATATCCATCAGTGTCGATGCGGAACGAGGCCCTACCTGCGACGATGTCCCTAGCCGGGGGAGGGGCGCCAAGACTGGCGGGGGTGAGAGTGAGGCGGCCCAGGCGCCCCAGGCCGTCAGGGCCTACGACGCGGCCGGTGATCGTTGCGGTGGGGGAGGTCATCTGGGCTCCTGACGTAACGGTTTCGTCTCAGACTTTACCTTATCAATACGATCATGTAATGACTGGACCTCCGCGTATAGGTGGGACCTATCAGTACGGGCGTCATTGCGGACCCCCTCAATCTGAGTCTCCAGGCGGGCCATGCGGGCGTCGTGCTGCCGGTCCGACTCGCGAAGGTCGTCGACCGAGGCAGTCAGGCGGGCCAGGCCGTCTAGGACCTGGCCGAACTTGATGTCAAGGTCGTCCCGCAGATTCTCGCTGTGGTTGTTGTGGACGCCCTCCGAGGCCGACTCGGCCGCATTGGCAGCCCTCACGACGTGGGCGCTCATACGGGTCATCCTCTCCTCCAGGCGCTGCTGCTGCTTGTTGATCGTGATCCTGAGCCAGGTGATGAGCGCGACCAGCAGGGCCGTCCCCGCCGCGATCACGTCAGGCGAGGTCAGCATCGCGACGATCGGCGACGGGGACGACTCTGCTGCGAGCATGGCTACCTCAGCCGGCCAGGTCGGAGGCGTGGCGCGGGGCGTAGCCCTCGACCTCGGCCGATGCCACTGCGCGGTCGGTCTCCTCGGGCAGGGAGAACGACTTCAGGGCCGAAGCCAGGGCGGCCGCACCGGCGATGCCCAGGGCGCCCTTCCAGTCCAGACCGAAGAGCGAGGTGCCGACACCGAAGGCGCCCACGAGGGACTGCGCAAAGGTGGAGATGGCGCGCTCGGCCAGGCCCTCCCAGAACGTCGCGGTTGCGTACTTCACATGTTCTCCTTCCATAGGTAAGGGCGGGGACCCTCGTGAGTCCCCGCCCTTAGTGTATCCCTATGAGTCTGTGAAGGTTCAATAGGTCACGACGATGTCACGACCTCACCACAGCCGGCGGGATCCCGCCTTGGAGTTGTTGAGTGCCCGCTGGAGAGCGCCGATCGTGGCGGTGCCGGGCTCGCCGTCGACCCAGTCGGCGAAGTCCCAGCCGTCGGGCAGGTACTCCTTGTGCCAGGCCATGATAAGGAACTGCAGTGTGCGCCACGTGGCGGGCCCGAGGACGCCGTCCTCGGCCAGGCGGGAGGCGTCGTTCAGCGCCGTCTGAGTGTCGGACGGCACGGCCGCGTTCAGGAACGCCTGGAGGCGGGCGATGGCGGGCGAGCCGCCCTCGTCCAGGACGCCGTCGATCGAGGTGCCCATGACCTGCTGCAGCCGCCCGATCGTCGCGATGCCGAAGACGCCGTTGCAGACGAGCTCCGACTGCCCGTCGCTCTTGTTCTTCTTCCCGGTGTAGGGGCTCGTCGACGGGGAGGACGCTGCCGAGGCGGGGGCGGGTGCTGAGGTGACGGCTCCGCCGTTGATCATCCGGTCCCACGCGCTGCGGTCACGCAGGCGGTTCAGGTCGAGCGTGCCCGAGTAGCCTGGCAGGCTGCCGTCCTCCGTGTACTGGTGGATGAGCGGCTGGCCCCAGTAGGAGACGTCCGGCACCGCCGGGTCCGAGTAGGGGCGGCCGTAGTCCGAGTAGTCCGGACCGCCGGCGTACCAGAGCGGGTACTCGCGGGCCACGCTGGACCAGTCGTAGCCGTTCAGGGCGGAGCCGTTCATGTAGATACCCGGCGTAGAACCCGTCAGGGACCGCACCGTGTCCAGGAAGGTCTTCGCCCAGCCCGGCCCCTGAGGCACCGCGTTCGCCTCCCAGTCGAGCCAGAGCGTCGCCTTGCCTCGGAACGAGCCGACAGCGGACACGAAGTAGTGGGCCTGGGCCGCCGCGTCACCGGGGCGCGCGAAGTGGTAGAAGCCGAGCCGCTTCGAGGCTTCGAGAGTGGCGTTGGCCTGCGAGACCATGTACGGGTTGATGTAGTCATCATTCTCGGTGGCCTTGACGATCACGAAGTCGGCCCACAGGGCGGCCACGTTCAGGCCCGCCTGGTGGCTAGAGATGTCGATGCCGTGCGCGTGCGCCGGGGCGCTCGGGGCGGACGTAGACGCTGGTGCGGGCTTGGCCTGGGCCTTGCCTCCAGTGAACTCGGGCCACTGCGACAGGAACTTCCCCTCGTCGAAGCGGTGGCAGCTGGTCCACGCCCCAGCCTGGGTGTGGGGGTGGCTGGAGTAGCGGACCGTGCGGGTCTCACCTCCGGACTGGTCGCCGAGGTAGCCGTCGATACTCCCATCCTCAGCGATCCACGCCTCAGAGACGAGAGGGTCACTGCCGTCCTCGACGGCGATGACCACGTGCCCCCTGCCGCCCTCATTTGCGGCGGAGAGGATCACGTCACCGACGCGGAACCCCCCGGCCGGAGTGAGGTCTGAGTCATTCCACGAGACCTCGTTGAAGCCGCGAGCCTCCAGGCCGGGACGCATATTGCCCGTCCAGTGGTCATTGATCTCGGGCAGGGCGGGGTGGCCCCAGGCCGCCCCGTAGGTGTCGTGGATGCCGTAGCAGATCGCCCCACACACGAGGCTGGAGCAGTCGGCGTTCTGGGGCGAGGACACGTGCCCCTGCCAGTCGGCGTTGGCGTACCAGGTGCGGCGGTCGGGCTGGCTGTAGCCGACGTCCTCCTGGTCGCAGATTCGGCGGGCGATGCGTGCCGCCACAGACTGAACTGTCACTTGCTCTCCTTAGGGGCTGCACGGAATGCCTCGAGGCGGGCCTCGAGGTCGGAAACTCGGGCCTCGGCGATGACGGCGCGCTGCGTAAGGCGCGCCACCTCGGCCGTGAGGCCGCCAATGACGGCCATGGCGTCTACCTGCTCTCCCGCCTGCGCGGCGGATGAGGTGTCGTTCATTTGCTGTATCCTTCCGGTTTCGTGGCGGGCCCGTACAGGCCGCCGCCCATGGACATGTCGTCAGGCAGGGAGCCCTCACCGCCCTGACTGCTTCCGCCCCCGGGAGACGGCGGAGGGAGGTGCCAGACGGACTCCCGAGCATAGTCTCGCATGATGGGCTCCCCGTTCTCGGCGACCTCATGGTCAATCATGCGGGCCCCCTTGACCAGCACGGCCACCGTCGTGCCGGGAGCGCCCATGACATCGACGCGCCATTCCTCAGGGTTGGAGCGATCCAGCACGGCCCGGGCACCGTCACTGGCGAAGACGACCCATGGGGCCTTTGCAGATGCGATCAGGGGAACGTAGTCCGGCAGGGCCCAGCGAGCGCGGCCCTCGGAGTTGAGGGTCAGGTTCTCCCAGTACTCGATCCCGTCGTATGGGGACTCGGTGCTGGCGTGCATCAGCCACAGCCCGCCGCGCTTGGCGGACAACCTAGGCACCCTCATGGAGAAGTTCTTGGTCCCGGTGATGTGCACTCCAGTATTGGATATCCACACCTGATTCGTGGGGCCAAACTGCATCGTCGTGGTGTTGCCGTCGGCCCAGAACCTCGGATAGTTCTCACCCATTGGGCGGATGTGAAGCTCCCCGCGGCCAACGTACAGTCTCGCCTGGTTATCGACCTTCGTACCGAATGAGAATCCCCGGTCGTTCATCCACCAATACACCTCAGAGGCTTGCAGATTCAGCCCGAGGTTGTTGAACGAGAATGAGGATCCTGCCCTGCCTCCCCCTCCGCCAGGCGTGTACATCGAGATAGCCGCGGTCCCCACCGTCAGGTTAGGGGACAAGCTCCCTAGTCGCTTCGGGTAGGGGCTTTGAATGCGCAGGGAGGGTTCCCCAGTGGACGCCTTGGATATAGAAATTGTCCCGTCCCACCAGTTATCGTGCAGAGAGTTGAATGATAGGCCACAGCCATACCGGGACCCGTTGAACTCATCCAGGCCGTTCTCGCGCGCGACGATGTTGTTGAACCACACCTCAGACCACGTGTCTCGTCGTCCGAGGCGGCCGTTGATTGTAATCTCCCCCGACTGGGCGTTGACGTCCATCGCCTTCCAGCCGTCTTGAGCGTAGACCTGAATACCTCCGCTGGAAATCTTGATCCCACGGTTACTAGCCCGCTCCGACTGGATCGTGGCGCCGGTGATGACCTGACCGTCGATAGCGCCGCCCTGGATGTTGGAGGCGCTGACGGAGTTGGCGGCCAGCATGCCGGCCTTGATCTGCTCGAACTCGCCCTGACCCGCGGTGATGATCTCCGTCCACACGTGGTGGGCGGTAGCGTTCACGAAGGAGGCGTTGCCGGTGACGGTGAGCTGGTCAGTCGTGATCTCCAGGAATCGTCCGACGTCGGAGGCGATCTTCCGGGCGGTGACCTCGGCGATGCTGGCCGAACCAGCGGTCAGCTTCCCCACGTCGAGGTTGCTGATCTGCTCGCTGGTGACCTTCATCCGCTCCCAGGTAGCGCCGTCCCACCGCCACTCAGCGACGATGTCGAGAGTCTGGGCGTCCTGTACGCGGCAGGTGTCGCCGACGGAGGTCCCCGAGAAAGGAGGCACCGTGTCTGAGGTGCCGCGGATGTAGGACACCTCCCCCATGGAGGTGCGGATACGCCGCACGGCGGACTCCATGGTCGCGGCCGTTAGCTTGGAGACCGTCTTGGAGTAGTCGTCACCGGCCTCCTCCCACTTCCACCCCTTGGGGGAGTAGACGACGGTTGAGCCCGGGGCGTCCCTTGAGTTGGACGGGGCCGATTGGCCGGGGGCGGCGAACGCCGGAACGGTTACGTACTGGCCGCCTCGCGCCCCCGATCCGGCGAGGAACGGATTCGTGGGGCCAGCCATCAGAGAACCTTGATGATGTAGGGCAGGGCGATGTACGGGGAGCGCACGTCGACCGGCTGCGACCCCCCGGTCGAGATGGCGATAGGCGTGCGCCCGCTAGTCGCCGTACCTGTCGAGGTCAGGTAGGTGTACCCGCTACCGGACTCACCCGCCCCGATGTCCTGATTGGCCTTCTTCGCTTGGAAGCGTCTCCCGGAGTCCTCAACCTCACCGATCTGGTGCGTGTGTGCGGGCATCTGGTTGACGCTCAGCGTGACGGAGCCGGAACCGCCCTTGTCGCCGATCCGGTACGAGTTGCCGGTGCCGACGGCGGAGCGGTCCCGGATGTCCGGCAGTCGGAAGTTGCTGGGGGAGGTGGACCCATAGGCAGTGCCAAGGGCTGCGAACAGCTTGGCGTATGCATTGCGCTCCAAGAGACGCCCGTCACAGCGCATCCAGCCCTCCGGGTCGCGCTCGGCGCCGAACATGGCGATGGTCCCAATCGGGATCGCCTTCTCCAGGGCGGAGCGGATGCCTTGGGCGATGTCCTGGACCTGCTTCAGAATCTCGGCCGGCTGGCCGGCGACCTTCGTCTCTAGGTTGGTCACGCCGCGTGTGGCGGCGGAAATGCCGTCCTCGATACGAGTGAGGTCCGCGGCGGTGATCCTGGTCTCGTTGGCTCCGAACCCGTCTCGCCACTGCTTGGTAGCCACGTACTCTTGCATCACTTATCTCCTTCTGCTCGGAGGACGAAGATTCGCCCGTCAGGTGCGATCCACATGCTGGACCCTATTGTCCCACTATCTGGCGGGACGGGACCTGACGAGACTAGGTTGACGGCGACCTGAGTCATCGCGTCGGTCAGGTGCCTCATCTCCTTGAGGGTTCCCTCGCGGGCCGCCTGCTGCAAGGCCGAGCTGCCCTTGAGCTTGTCCTCGACCGACTTGGCGATGGCGTCGGCGTCGATGTTCTGCTTCAAGGTTAGGGTGCTGGCAGCGCCCCACGCCGACCGGTTCCCGGCCCGGTCGTAGGTCCGCAGACGCACCTCGTACTCCCGCATCTCCAGCCCGGCGACGGGGGTCCTCTGCATCGGGTTGGGCATCGTCGCCAGGACGCCTGGAGCCCGGCCGGGCAGCTGGACGCTGATCTCGACCCCGGCGAAGTCGGCCGGCATCCCCTCGCCGCCAGCGCCGCCCAGCGGCCACGCTACCTCCCGCACCACGAGAGTCC